AATTATGATGATGTGGAGGAAACATTTGAAGTAGAAACTATGAATGGAACCTAAAATGATTGAAGGTATAGATTATTGCTTCATCTATCCAAAAGATGAAGATTCAATTGTACACATTAAATTTTTAACTGGACCATATACAAATACCACATTCAAGTATGGTAAAGTGAAAATAAAAGAAGAACCTGACGGAGCTCATTTACTTTTTGCTTATGATGTGTTAGAATCACCAGTTATGAAGCCAAATAAGTTGGAGAAGGATGATACCTTCAAAAATTACATTGGCGATTTATTGGTAGAGATAATGACTTCCAACATGGAACAGGATATAATTGATGAAACTAGAGCAGACGATATTAAAGAACCTGATTTATAATGATGAATATTTACGAAAAGTATTACCATTCCTAAAAGGTGAATATTTTACAGATAGAACCGAAAGACTGATATTCAATGAAGTACTCTCGTTCACAAACACTTACAATTCTACACCATCGATTGAAGCAGTTGAATTGGCCATCAAAGAGAAACGCAATCTCTCAAATGATGAAGTGGAACTCTCAGAGACTTATCTTAAAGAGATTGTATCAATTAAAGACCAAGAATCCAAACTTCAATGGCTTGTTGACAAAACCGAGTCCTTTGTACAAGAGAAGGCAATTTACAACGCAGTATTGGGGTCTATTTCAATTTTGGATGGGAAAGACAAAACCCAAGAGAAAGGTGCGATTCCCAAGATATTATCAGACGCTCTGGCAGTAAGTTTTGATAATTCTGTTGGCCACGATTACTTAGAAAACTCAGATGAACGATATGAATTCTACCACAGAAAAGAAGAACGAATCCCATTTGACCTCGAATACTTTAACAAAATCACCAAGGGTGGCCTTCCTGCCAAGACACTTAACATTGCATTGGCTGGGACTGGTGTGGGTAAGTCTCTCTTTATGTGTCATGTTGCCGCTGGCTGTATGTCTCAGGGTAAGAATGTATTGTATATCACTATGGAAATGGCTGAGGAACGCATTGCTGAAAGAATAGATGCGAATCTACTAGACACAACTGTTGACTCTCTGGTCGAATTACCAAAAGAAATGTTCGATAGAAAGATAGCCAGACTCCGTGAAAAGACTACGGGTAAGTTAATCATCAAAGAGTATCCTACCGCATCAGCATCCTCTATACATTTTAGGACTCTATTAAATGAACTTAATCTCAAAAAGTCTTTTGTTCCTGATATTATCTTCATTGATTATCTTAACATTTGTTGTTCTGCAAGAATCAAAGCTTCAGCCAACGTCAATTCTTATACCTATGTCAAAGCCATTGCAGAAGAATTGCGAGGTCTTGCTGTTGAATTCGGAGTACCAATTGTTAGTGCAACACAAACAACAAGGTCAGGTTTTGGTTCTTCAGACCCCGGACTCGAAGACACAAGTGAGTCTTTTGGTTTGCCCGCTACAGCTGATTTGATGTTTGCTTTGATATCATCTGAAGAACTAGAATCGGTTGGCCAAATCATGGTGAAACAATTGAAGAATAGATATAATGATCCAACATATTTCAAAAGATTTACTTTGGGTATCGATAGATCAAAGATGAAACTATTTGACATAGCACAGTCTGAACAAGAAAACATTGTTGATTCTGGCCAAGATAAACCACTTAATACATTTGGTATGCGTGAAAAGAAATTTGATGGATTTAAAGTATGAATTTAACAATAGATGAAGCTTTATATTGTTCTAAAACATTTCAAGATTACTTTGCTGATTTTGGTAGCATTGAACAATACATGAGAGATGAGAAAATCAAGTCACTTGGTTCTATAGGTTCATCTTTATTTCCACCAGAAGACGATTTGTTTTCAGACTTCACTATGCACCCAAAAGATATGGATATTGATGTGTGTGAATTGAATAGTGATATGTGGGATACTTTGTTGAATATTACTTCTTCACATATCAATAAAGCACCAGTTGGTCGTAACATTGAATTGGCTGTCAAGGAAAACAACACAGGAAAGATTCTTGGATTCATTAGACTTGGTTCACCAGTCATCTATATGAAACCACGAAATGAGATGCTTGGACAAGTTTGGATTCAAAATAAAGAGTTTCCTAGACGATTCAATGATTCTTCTATGATGGGTTTTGTAATTGTACCAGCACAACCATTTGGTTACAATTACCTTGGTGGTAAATTATTATCTGCCATTTGTACCTCACACACCGTTAGGGAAATATGTAACAAAAAATACAATATGAATTTGTGTTTGTTTGAAACAACCAGTTTGTATGGCAGTACCAAATCTGTATCACAATATGACGGCATGAAACCTTATATTAGATTTAAAGGTTTAACTGAATCTGATATGGTGCCAATGATGCATGGTGAAAGATATTTGTCTCTCAAAAAATATGTGGAAGATAAAGTTGGCGGTGATATTCTGGGTATTGATGAGTCAACTACAAGCCGTAAGTTAAGAACTTTTACCAAAATTATTGCTATGACAAAGGCTGCACTTAAAGGAACAACAGAAGGTGATTTGTTCGAGAAGACAATTGAAGATGCCAAAAACCTAACTGAAAAGAAAAGATATTATGTTTCTGATTATGGTTTCAGTAATATGGTTGATTATGTCAATGGTAAAACAGATAATCTAGTTAAAGGTGAAAACTATGAAAAACATGAATTGAAAAATCTTGTTGAATGGTGGAAAAGTAAGGCTATAAATAGGTACGAAACTCTCAAATCTGAGGGTAGATTGCGTACCGAACTAGAAGTTTGGACATCAGGAAAAGACATTCAAATTATTAGATAAAAATGGCCACAAAACCAAGTTCATCAGAATTAACTAAGATGCAAGAGTTAACCTCAGCATGGGTTTTTCGCCGTGCTTTAAATGATAATAAAAAATATAAAGATACTGATGAAATTATAGGTGATCCAAAATTTCAAAAAGAAGTTGTAGGAACAAGTTCCAAACCAGGAATATATCCTTATATTGATAAGGAATGGTTAGGAACATTTTTTAAACAACAAAAAAGATTTTTAGATGAATTCTCTAACGCTAAATTTAAAGAATTTAGTGTTGAAGGTGGATTCATGGATTGGGTATCGAAATTAGTCAACCAAAAATATAAAATTAAAAAGAAAGATGCTTGGGATCCAGCTGATGTTTGGTGTATTCAAAATGAAAAAGAAGTAAAAAAACAAATTACTGATGCGATTGAAGAAACAACTAATATTGAAATATTGAATGCTGAATTAAGAACTTTATTTGAAGAAAGAAAAGTTGTTGGTATTTCTCTAAAGAAAGTGGCCACAAAAGTTCCACAAGCCAGATATCAAGAAGTTAATATTAAAGAGGGTGTATTATTTACATCAGGTAAACATCCAACATTTAAAATTGATGAAATACGATGCGATTTACTATTACAATCTGATGGAACGTTTAAAGCAAATGATACAAGAATATTTTTTAATGTTGCTTATACTAAAGAAGAATTGAAATATACTTTGACTATCAGGACTTCAGGAAGAACTTATAGACCTGGAAACTCCATATTTGAATTTCAAGAACCTGGTGCAGCTGCTCAAATTGGTAAAGCTCCTGTTGAATTAGTAGCAGAAGCTGCTAAAAGACATAAGATGTCATTTTCAAATGATTGGAATAATTTTCCTAGTGATGCCAAAAGTTTTAATACTGAGGCTGCCGACTGGAAAGATATGTTCAACAAAATCAAAGATAAAGTAAAAACTAATATTACTTCTGATAAAGATTTTGTTAATGCTATTTCAAAAATGTTAATGGATAAAGAAAATTATGGAACGGCCAATTCAAAATTGATGCAATTAGATTTTCTATATAACTTTGTTCAATTAGGTGACAAAGGTATGGAAAAATTTATAACAGATTTATTCTTCTTAGCTGAAAAACGTGGAAAAGGTTTTGGTCCTTTTGGAAAGATTTATTAATGGCTTTATCACAATTTGACAAAATATTAAAAGAATATCGTGATTCAGATAATGATTACGGTTTCTCTGCCGTATCTGAAGAAGAATACAATGCAGCCATCAACAAGGCTGTAACAGCAGATGACTATAAAGAACGATTAGAAAAGGTAGAGAAGATAATCATACCGTTTTTGACCAAGTTACATTCTACTGGAGACAAAGAATACATATATTGGCCAAACAGAGTTCCTGCTCTTGAGGAACAAATACAAAGGATACTTGAATTAACTAGAGGATAATTATGACTAATGCGACCGTGATTATACCGACCACAGGGGCACCTACGGTTCGGAATGCAATTGAATCTGTATTGAATCAAACTGAACCAACTACATGTTATCTTGTATGTGACGGTAAACAGTTCTCAGGAGCTACCAAGATTATAGCGGATGATTACCTTGGTAATCCAAACTTTAAGGTAGCATATTTACCTATTAATGTTGGAGCTAATGGATTTTACGGACACCGTATATATGCTGCATTCACCCATCTAATTGAGACTGAATTTGTAGGATATTTGGATCAGGATTGTTGGCTAGAAAATAACCACATAGAAAGTTCAATAGAAACAATACGTTCTAGAGGTCTTGCTTGGTCATATTCTTTGAGAAAAATATGTGGTAAACTTGGTGATTATATCTGTAATGATGATTGTGAATCATTGGGAAAGTGGAATAGTTATCATGGCATTAATCACATAGATACAAACTCTTATTGCCTTAGAACACATATTGCAGTAAGATTGGCCTCTGTATGGCATGGTGGCTGGGGTCAAGATAGAGTATTCTATTCTGCTCTTGTTCAGAACGTTGACAACTATGGATGTACTGGTCAATATACAGTTAATTACAGAGTGGATGGTAATGCTGGTTCTGTTAACGCTGAATTTTTTCAAAATGGTAACAAAATAATGAATGAAAAATATAATGGAGTTTTCCCATGGCGATCCGTGTCTTAATAGTTGGTGATAATAGTTTTGTTGGTCGTAATTTTTATAACAGCATTTCTTTAGAACATGATAATGTTATAGCTAACATCACACCTTATAGTCAATTACACCACATCGATTTGAAAAGATATGATGTGGTTATTAATTGTGCTATTGCATACGAATACAAAACTCAAAATTATAATGAAGCTTACGACTTAGATTGGCTTGTTGGAATAAGAGCATCAGAATCTGGTTGTCATTATATCATGTTGAGTACTAGAAAGGTTTATGGTAATTCATTTGAATTAGCAAGATATAGTGAAAGACATCCATTGAATCCTTTTGACCGTTATAGTGAAAACAAAGAACTTACAGAAAGATTTTTAACCAGAGATATAGAGAATTTAACCATCCTTAGAGGATCAAACATCTATGGTTTTGAATTAGGTAGAAGTTCATTTGTTGGTTACTGTATGACACAATTAAAAGCAACTGGTGCCATCAAATATGATATAGAAAAAAGTATCAAACGAGACTTCATAAGTATAGAACGAGTTTGTGAATTGTTGAAAAAGGTTTGTGAAATACAACCAAAAGGAATATACAACCTCAGTTCTGATTTTGGATTGGAAATATCCGAGATAGCAAGAGGTCTCATACTTGGCTATGGACATGGTAATTTTATTGAAGTTGACCGAAGAAACAGAGAACAGTTTATATTAGACAATACAAAATTAGAAGATGCCTGTGGTGTGAAAATTAAAGTTTCAAATTACAGTAATGATTTTTATAATATGGGAAGAAAATTATGGATGATATGATAATTTCAGCCATCTCAATGTATGACTTTGACAAGATTAAACCTTGGGTCAATTCATTAGAGAGAAGCGGATATACTGGCCGAAAAGGCATGATTGTATTCAATGTTTTGGATGATACAATTAAAAAACTACAAGACCACGGCTTTGAGATTTTCTTAGTAAGTGAGAAACGTAATGAAGAAAATAATGGATTTCATTTTATGGACGGATTTGGTTATCAAGTGCCAACTCTTAGACATTTTTTCTATTGGCATTTCCTAAGAAACTTAAAAGACATTCGTTATGTTATCTCCACCGATGTAGACATCATCTTTCAATCAGATCCATCCAAGTGGTTGGAGAAGAACATGGGTGATAAAAAAATCAACTATGGTTGTGAGTCATTAAAATATAAAGATGAGGCTTGGGGCTTTGATAACATCAAACAATGTTTTGGTCCTGCGGTACAAGATTATATGAGTGAGACACCAATTTACAATGCTGGCTCTATGGCAGCTGAATTCAAAACATTTGTGGATTTCTCTCTTAATGCAGCTTTGATTATTCAAGGCAATCAAAATCCTGTACCAGACCAAGCAGCCATTAATGTAATGCTTTCATTGGAACCATATAAATCAATGACCAGGTTTAATAATCATGATGCAAATTGGGCTTGTCAATGTGGTACAACTGTAGATCCAAGTAAGATTGATGGCTTCAGGCCGAATCTACTAAGTAAAGAACCCGTCTTTGAAGATGGTTATGTTTATAATAGTTTTGGTGAAAAATATGTAATCGTTCATCAATACAATAGAGTACCTGAATGGAAAAAAATCTTGGAGGCTAAGTATTCATAATGTCACATCCTGCTCAACACGATTACATTAGATATGTAAAAAATAAATTTCCTGACCAATTCTCCAACAAACAAGTTGTTGAAGTTGGTAGTCTAAACATCAACGGAACAGTTAGAATCTTTTTTGATAATTGTCATTATGTTGGCCTTGATGTGGCTGAAGGAAAAGATGTTGATGTGGTTTGTGAAGGCCAAAAGTTTGATGCACCTAGTGAAAGTTTTGATGTGGCCATTTCATGTGAATGTTTTGAACATAATCCAGAATGGGTGGCCACCTTTAATAACATGTATAGGTTGGTTAGACCAGGTGGTATGATTATTATGACCTGTGCAACAACAGGTCGTGCTGAACATGGAACAACTAGAAGTACACCACAAGATTCTCCGTTAACGATTGGCCTTGGATGGGACTATTATAAAAATCTAACAGAGAAAGACTTTAGAGAACATTTCAATATTGAATCAATGTTTAGAAACTTTGAATTTTTAAGTCAACATACAGACTTATACTTTTATGGAATAAAATGAGTGATATAACAATTGTAACAGCTTTCTATGACATTGGTCGTGGAAACTTACCAAAAACTAAATTTGGCCGAGAACTTCCTTTTTACCAACACAGGTCGGTAGATAAGTATTTTGAATTTTTTAAGAATTTGGCCAAAGTTAAAAATCATATGGTGATTTATACATCACCTGAATTCGCTGAAAGAGTGTATGATATTCGAAATTCTTATGGACTAAGTGACAAAACAAATATTGTTGTCATGGAGTCTTATATGCCAAAAGGATTAGAATCATATAAAGAGAAGATAGAAAAAGTGATGGAGTCGGAAGATTACATCAAAAAAATACAAAGACCAGAATTGATTGAATACTGGCATGCTGATTATGTTCTAGTCAACATATTCAAATCACTTTATGTAAATCATGCTATTGAAAGTGGTTATG